AATTACAGTTGTTCAGAAAGACGATATCACTAATAGTGTGTCTGTAAAAGTTAAATTAGATAATCCGTATAATCATATTTTATTACCGGTGTTCTATGAGTAACGAAATAATAGAATATGAAGAAGGTGGATTAGCTACACCAGAAGAATTAGGAGATGAACCTTTTGATCCAAGATATTTTATTAATGAAACCAATAAAGATAAAGTTATTAAATATTTTGAGTCGGAGGTTCGAGATTCTTTCGAATACAAGTGGCTTATAGATACATTTAAGACTGTTTTAAACGTTAAAGAGTGTGTGTTTTTCAAAGGATATAGTTTGGAAAACGGTATGAAACTTGAGTTTCACCATCATCCATTCACGATGTATGATTATACAGAAGCTGTTGTTAATAAACAGCTTAAAAAAAACGGTGGATGGGTTTATGAACACGAGGTTGAAAAAGAAGTTGCGCGGATACATTATCAGTTAAAAATCGGTTTAGTACCATTAGATCCAACATCGCATGGATTAGTCCATGATGGAAAGCTTGATATACATCCTGATCTCGTTATAGGCGATTACGATATCTTTTTCGAAGAATATGAAGAATTTATACCGATGGGAACCANATTAAAGTATCAAGATTATTTAGAACAATATCACGATACAGATAAAATAGAATATCCAGAAATATTATCATATAATCCACAAAAGATTAGACCTATGAATGAAAAACTTATTACATCGGAACAGATTGATCAATTATTATTACCTGGGGATTTAAATAAGATCGACAATAAGTTCATTTCAGAATATATGAAGAAAATGGAGAAGAAATAATGGAATATGTATTTATAGCTTGTTTGATTATAATAATAATTTATCTAGTTTATACAAAAATAAACTTAACAAATGCTTTACAAGCAAATTCTAATATCAGTATAACTAATATACAAGAAATGAGTTCTATTGTGTCGTTTTATATCAATTTACAAATAAATAAAGCAATCGTTTATTATTCTAGAAAAGATATAGAATTTGATGAAAAATCTCCTATAAAGAACCTGTTTAAAGAAAAATATAGAGATTTGATTCAGTATTTGTTACGAAGNGATATACGAATATCGGTAGAAAATGAAGACGGTGTTAAAGAAAGTTCATCTTTTTTTGAATATTTCTTTAATAATCTGTATACAAGATTTGTTGCTGAAACACCAGATTATGTTAAAAATATGATTTATAAACTTCATAGTGGGTATAGTCTTGAAGATTATTATCTTAAAAAGAGACCAGCCCCAAACATTTTACCATATGTTTTAGAATATGTGCGGTCCACATTATGGAAATTGCATACAGAAAATCAAATAAATGATATCCAAATGTATAACGAAGCTCGTAGAACTAGTACAGATTCAACGAAACCGTATACAGATATGCTAGACAATTATGATAGGACAAAATTGCACAAAATCTTTTTAAATATATATTCTTTAGGTGGAGAATCACCGAAAATCCAAAGAGAAAATCACGATTCTTCCGAAACGGATCAAAGATTTAAAGTTGATTTTAATCAACCTGCTGAAAAATAATAAGGAGCTCGTATGGGAGAAAACAATCTTACTATTAAAGATATAATCGAAACCGACAAACGATTAAAAGAAGAAAGGTATAGATTGGTTAGAGGCATCGAGGCGAGTTGTCATAATATACCGAAACCGATAATATTGGATATTGTGCAAGATATGGTATACGATACACATGACTATAATAGAAGACTTGACCAACTTAAAACACATATCAGATTACATGCTAAGGAAGAAGAAATATGAGTTTTTTATTAAATTCGATTAATAAAACGAATGAAGCGTTTGGAAAAATTGGAAGTTTCGATTCTGATATCGGAATGTTTACTGGGTTTACTGCGATAGATGTTCTATCTAGTAATATAGAAAATNTTGGAGAATTAGATGTAGAAATTCTCAACGGCGGACTATTTGATTACCCGTACACTGAGTTAGGGATGTCTTCCGTTGGAAAGTCTACGTTTNTTATACAAAAGGTTGCGGCAGCCGTTGACAACTGGTATCGGTTCTATGGACCTGTGTCAGAAGCAATTTTTTATAATGTTGAGATGCATACGTCGTCACGACGATGGCAGATGGTGACTGGTTGGGATGATAAAATGATGGCTGAGCGAGTCAGATTTATATCTAAACCGATGTCGATTATTGAAATTTATAATGATTTAGCTGTATTGGCGAAACATAAATTAAAGTATCGAAATGAATTGGAAGTAGATACAGGTATTCGAGGAATTGGCGGACACACAATCAAAGTTCTCCCTACAACATACGTAATTATTGACTCTATTGCAGCAATTCGTACAAAAACCGAGTTGGAATTCAATAAAGANGGTGAAGTAAAATCGACAGATTCTGTAGCTGGTACAAACAATATGGATGCTATGCAGATCGCAAAAGATAATACAATTTTTATTAATGAAGCCAAGAAATTATGCTCGGATGCAAATATATGTATTTTAATGATTAACCACTTGGTCGAAGTTCCTGTATTAGATAGATACAATCCTCCTAAACCACAATTACCTGGTATGAAATATAACCAGAAAGTAAAAGGTGGAAACGAGTTATTATACCAATCGTTTGTTGTATACATGCTTACTCTCAAAGAACGATTGTTTAATGAACGAAATAAAATATATGGTGATTCTGTACATGGTATTGTAGCATTTATGGAATGGCTTAAAAATAAAAATGGTCCAGAAGGTATTCGATATCCGATGGTATTCGATACGGCTACTGGATATAAACCAGAATTAAGTGATTTCGAAATGTTATATGGTGAACAACAGTATGGACTTGCCGGTTCTCCACAAGCGTATTATCTAAAAATACTACCCGAAATTACATTCAGTAGAAAAACATTATTAGATAAATGTCACGAAGAACCAATTTTAGCGAGAGCGATGAGTTTTACTGCTCGAGCTTTTTTGGTAGAGAAACATATTAATTTTAATAATGAAAAGTTTGATTTTGATCAATTAATGGAACTCCCGTATGAAGCGAGAATATATCTTATTCTTAAACACTCTATAGATTATCCCACATATATCAACCATGGTTGGGTTGTACCCGATGAATATTTTGAAATATATCGTGATTTTGCGATGGTATTAGAACAAGAATATTATATGAGTGAACGATTGAAACAAGAAGCTATTGAACTCATGACTATGGGATTCTTGGATAGTGAAAAAGTGTTTTCGTTGTCTGGTGAAACATTTAAAATCGGTAATACAGAATATGTGCTACCCGATGGAGAGGAGGATTGGTAAGTATTATACTTGGTAAAAAAAATATACGTCAGATCATGATATACCTCGTTCGGATGATACAACTACAGTTGATATAAGAATAGTGTTATCGTCGGATCGGTGGATATATGGAAATCACATATGCTAAAATATTAGAGACTATGAAAACATTTAGCTCTGAGGAATTGAATCGATTTGTGTCTACTGAAGAATATAAAACATTTATCGGAATACGAAAAGTATTCTGATATAAGAATAGTGTTATCGTCGATCGGTGGATATATGGAAATCACATATGCTAAAATATTAGAGACTATGAAAACATTTAGCTCTGAGGAATTGAATCGATTTGTGTCTACTGAAGAGTATAAAACATTTATCGGAATACGAAAAGTATTACAAGAAAACGGATATGGATATTAATGGGAGGAAGAATATCATGGATGAAACAAAATCTGTCAAATTTGCTGGAAATTTAGAATTTGAGAAACAAATGCCTAAGAAAAAGTTTGCTACTGAGAAGTCAGAACCGAGAAAAAAGAAACAAACGACTAAAACTACAGAAACATATAAACCTTTTGAAAGTTTCTGTACGGATTGGTTAGCTAAGAAAAATAATACAATAAAATAATATAAACGAAATATCCCATTGATTTGGGATATTTTCGTGTATTATCATATTGGGAGAAATATGTTTGATATAATTGAAGATTTTATGGATTTAATGTTCCATGGAACTGGAGTAGGAGATAAAATGGATAAATTGTTGGATGTAATACAGTTATTCGTTTATAATAATTAATT